TAGGCTCTAAATGATCCGGGCCCTGATAGGGGCGATAGTGGGGACTATCCTCCTATCGGGGTGCGGTTACGATGGGTGGGTAAGATATGAGTGCCAAGAATACGAAAACTGGACAAAGCCTGAGTGCACTCCGCCTCAATGCGAGGCTACCGGGACCTGCACTAAGGACCTTATTACGACAGATGAGTAAAGAAAATAAGCGGCTAACGCCTGAGGATATTCACGCTCGCCTCATATTCTTAATTGGCGCGGTATTAGCTTTAACCTTTTTTGTAATTACCGCAGGTGCCGTATATGCCCTTGTCTTTGTTACGCAGCCCGTAGGAGCTCAAGCGCCAAACGATCGAGACTTTATACAACTATTACAAACCTTGGCCATATTCTTAACCGGGGCCCTCGGCGGCGTATTAGCCGGTAATGGCCTAAAGTCTAAACCTAAAGAGCACCCTAAGACCGACACGCCAAACACGAATACGCTTTGATATCTGACAAAAAGCCCTCATACTGATACTACAAACGCTGAGAGGGCTACTCGGTTAGTAGCTTGATCGGCCTTAACAAAGGGCTAAGTAATGAATAGTTTAGATATATTGATCGGTTTGGCAGCCTGCGGTATGGGCTTTATGTTTATGGTGATCGGATACTCGATAGGTTATAAGCACGGACACGGCGAGGGCTTTGTACGTGGCCGCGCTATTGCTCAAGCTCTGAAAGATAAGGAGCTAATCTAATGGGGTTTCTAGATAACTACGAGGACGTAAACGCTCGTATTAAGCGCTTTAGATCAGAGTTTAAGAGCGGTAGATTAGTCGCATATATCGAAAGCTTTGATATTGAGAAAGGTACGATCCTCGTAAGAGCTGAGGCTTATCGTGAGTATGAGGATACGGTGCCGAGCGCCGTCGATTACGCTTTTGGCAACGTAGCAACCTATCCGCAAAATATGCGTAAGTGGATGGTAGAGGACACGATTACCTCAGCTTATGGGCGCTGCATAGGCCTATTAACTCCAAGCCTTGAGCACAACTCGAGGCCTACGGTGCAGGATATGGAAAAGGTAGAGACTTTACCGGCAAGTGTTGATCCATGGAGTACAAAGGCATCGATCGAGGACATGGCAACTATGGCAAGTGCCGTATTAGAGATTGGTAAGGAGTTAGGCGGTGAGTTAGTAGCTGCTGCTCCTCGATGTGCTCATGGCACGATGATATGGGCCGAGGGTACGGCTAAAGCAACGGGCAAACCGTGGGCAGCTTACAAGTGCACCGAGAAAAACCGCGCTAATCAATGTAACCCGTACTGGCACGTACTCGGCTCCGATGGTAAATGGAAGCCGCAGGTATAAAAATGGGCGAGATTACATACATAAAAAACGGGATCGCTTTAACGGTCCATGACGACGGCTCGACAAGTGCTACGCCGGTAGATAAGTGCGATTATTGCGGCGAGTGGGTTAGTCAAACAGGCGGTTTAACTATTCGCGACGTAGGCCTAGAGGTCGTAACGTGGTTGTGTGCAGAGTGTCGAGCTTAGTTAAAGTTATCCTCGATAGAGCTCAGGAAATCACGGCGCACCGTGTAGGTCTTGAGCGAGGCGTAGCCTTTAACTCGGATCCTAAGGATGCTAGTAATTACGGGCAGACTTATACAAACTATCACGAGCTGATATGGCAACACGCAGAGGGCTGCGGTGCTGAGATGGCGGTGGCTAACTATTTTGGCGATTACGGCTTTGTACCTAAAACCGATAACGCTCACGAGGAGGCAGACGTGGGCGCTAACATTGAGGTTAAATGGACCAAACACGCTAACGGGCATTTAATCTTACAAAATAGGGGCGAGGGTAGGCCTAACGATGTAGCTATATTAGTTACGGGATGGAGCCCGGTTTATGTGTTGCTCGGATGGATGCCTGTACATATGGCTAAGCAACCTAAATACAAACACCCGTATCAAAATAATTACTGGGTGCCTCGATCCAATCTATTTGAGATGCAATACCTAAAGAGGTCTAACTATGGCGTATAAAACTAAGTGCCGTTTATGTGGCAAGGTAACAGAGCATATAGAGCGCGTAGTAACCGATAACCTGCCGCCTTACGTTAAGTCTTTACAATGCGTTAAATGCGGCGTTATGGGTATTGTGATGATGGAGGACGTAAAAGATGCTTAAGGTATTAGATCTATTCTGCGGTGCAGGTGGGGCCTCAATGGGCTATCACCGTGCAGGCTTTGAGGTTACAGGTATGGATATTAAGCATGGTAAACGATATCCATTTAAGTACATACGTAGAGATGTAATGGAGTTACGTCCGGAGGACTTAGAGGAATACGATCTTATTCACGCCTCGCCGCCGTGTCAGACTTACAGTATTACTCAGCATCTACGTAAGGCTCAAGGTAAAAGCACGAGTAAGAAAGATTTACTCGCTCAAGTGCGCTCGCTACTCGTAGCATCCGGTAAACCATACATAATCGAAAACGTAAAAGGCGCACCCTTAATCGATGCGGTACAGGTGTGCGGCTCGGCGTTTGGTCTTAAGGTGCGTAGGCACCGGCTATTTGAGTCTAACGTTAAGCTAAAGGGTACAGATTGCCACCATAAGCAACAGGGTAAACCCGTCGGCATATATGGCTCAATGCGTGATGAGATCCCGGGCGGTGGGCATACAGCTAAAACTATGGATCAGGCTAACGAGGCTATGGGTATTGATTGGATGATATGGGGCGAGATGGTAGAGGCTATTCCACCGGCCTACACGCACTATCTAGGTATGCAGGTTAAACTATGAGTTATCCACATAAGTTATCCACACGTGTTAATAGGTTGTGGGACACGCTCAAGCGCACGCTCAAGATTGACACGTATTTGACTAGGCGGCTACGCTCCATACTCGCAGGCGAGCCGCTACCGCGGATAGCTCGCAGGCGTAGTTTGGTGCTTTTGGCCGGGCTATTGCTATTTAGCAATATGCCTGCATCTCAAGCTATAAGCACACAAAGAGATAAAGAAAACTACAAACTCTACGCACATATAAAGCTATTAAATGCTAAGCAATATAGATGCTTAGAGGTATTGTGGAATAAAGAGTCTCGATGGGATCCACGTGCAGATAACCCTAAGTCCTCAGCGTTTGGTATACCTCAGTTACTTAAGATGAAAGAGTTAGATCCGTTTAAGCAGATAGATCTAGGACTTAAGTACATAACTCATAAACACTCGACTCCTTGTAGAGCCTTACACTTTCATAATCAAAGGGGTTGGTACTAATGGTACGAGGTAGGCAGGATCCACGTGTAAGCCAAAAATACAAAAAAGCCCGGTTAGTTGTCTTAGCTCGTGATGGATACACGTGTGCCTATTGTGGGCAGGACGCTACGACGGTAGACCATATACAAAGCATCAAGTCCGGAGGGGATCCGGTAAGCCTTGAGAATATGATCGCCTGTTGTGCTCGATGCAATAGTGCTAAGGGATCACGCTCACAAGGCGTTTTTTTAGCGTCTAATTCTACCCCCCCTGCCTTTCCGACCAATATCTCCCCGAGGACCACCTCAACGGTCCTAGCCGGTCCGTGTACGGGCCAACCCGAGCAGGATTGATAGGAGTATGGACAATATAAAACCGCCCCGTAAGGGGGCTACTGAGCCTCGCCTACATAGTCCCTACATCGAGGGCAAAAATCGCGGCGATGAGGTCGCGCAGCTTGCAGACTCGATCGGCTTGCCGCTTTTACCGTGGCAAGATTTTGTAATTAGGGACATGACCGCCGTAGACGAGTCCGGGATGTTTATTAGGAAAACAAATTTAGTGTTATGTGCAAGGCAACAGGGTAAAACTCATCTCGCTCGTATGATGATGCTCGCGCATCTGTATCTATTCGACTCTAAAAACGTGATTATTATGAGCTCTAATAGATCGATGGCTTTAGACACCTTTAGGCAAGTGGCATACGCTATCGAGGGTAATGACGGCCTAAGCCAAGCCGTTAAACAGATCCGTTTTGCTAATGGCACCGAGAGTATCGAGATGAAAAACGGCGCTCGCCTTGATGTAGTAGCTGCGACCCGTGATGGCTCACGCGGTCGTACGGCAGACCTGCTTTACATCGATGAGGTACGAGAGATATCCGAGGAGGGCTTTAGAGCTGCAACGCCTACAACTCGTGCCCGGGCCAATGCTCAAACTTTGCTTACCTCTAATGCCGGCGATGCTTTTAGTACGGTGCTTAATGATCTACGCGAAAGAGCTCTTAGTTTTCCTCCTAAAACGTTTGGCTATTACGAGTACTCAGCTCCTCAGTTTGCAGCTATCACCGATCGCGATGCGTGGGCCATGGCTAACCCGGCACTCGGCTACACCGTTACCGAGGATGCACTTGAGGAGGCCGTAGCTACTCAACCCGTCGAAACTACAAAGACCGAGCTCTTATGCCAATGGATCTCAAGTACGCAGAGCCCTTGGCCGCATATGTCGGTAGAAAATGCCGGAGACAAAGATCTAAAAATGTCACCGGGACCCCTTACTATATTTGCCTTTGACGTGGCACCGAGCAGGCGCGACGGATCTTTAGTTATGGGTCAGATATTGCCCGATGGTCGTATCGGTGTTGCGGTCCTTGAGATCTTTCATAGTGACGTATCTATCGATGAGCTATTTATGGCAGACCATATAGCGAAATGGTGTAAAGACTTTTACCCTCGGACCGTTTGCTATGACAAGTACACGACCGCCTCAATAGCCAAACGCCTTGAAATTAACGGCGTACACATCACCGACATATCCGGGCAAAAGGGGTATCAAGCCTCCGGAGATTTACACGAGGCACTAGCTAATAACCGATTAGTACATAGCGGCCAAGATGAGCTCGTTAGTCATATGGCTAATTGCGCAGCTAAAGAGTCCGATGCCTCGTGGCGTATCGTCCGGAGAAAATCCGCCGGACCCGTAGATATTGCTATCGGCTTAAGTATGATCGTGCACATCCTTAATCAGCCAATGGGCGAGGCCAAGGTATACATTTAAGACACGCCGCCTAATACCTGATTTTATCCTTGACATTTTGAGAAAATTCCTCCTATGGGATTACTCCAAACTTTAGGGCTTAAGAGCTCTGATAAACCTCAGGTAGAGGCTCAGTACGCACCTGCCGTAATGGATACTACGTACGGTTATGGATCATTTAATACCGGTAATTTTGGTTATAACGGCGTAGGCATCGATCGTAATTTTGCTTTACAAGTTTCGAGCGTTGCACGTTGCCGTAATTTAATAGCCGGAGTTATTAGCTCTATTGATTTATCTTTATACAAAAAATCTACCGGCGAAAAGTTAGGCTCCCCTGTTTGGTTAGAGCAGCCGGATATTAGACAACCTCGAAGCGTTACTATTGCGGCAACCGTCGATAGTTTAATTTTTTACTCTGTTGCATATTGGCGCGTTACATCTTTGTACGCCGATGATGGTCGTCCATCCGGTTTCGAGTGGGTCGCTAATAATCGTGTTACATATACGACTAATCAATACGGTACAGAGATCCAAGATTATTTCGTAGACGGTAATAAGGTACCTATGGGCGGTATCGGATCTCTACTTACTTTCCAATCGTTACTACCTGGTGTATTACAGAGTGCAAGTACAACTATTAAAGCTGCATACGATGTACAACGTGCGGCCGCGATTAGTGCAGCTACACCAATGCCTACAGGTATCTTAAAAAATAACGGCGCAGATTTACCGGAGTCTCAAATACAAGGACTACTAGCAGCCTTTAAGAGCGCTAGACAAAATCGCAGCACCGCATATTTAACGAGCACTCTCGATTATGTCCCTACATCTTTCTCACCTAAGGACATGGCGTACGCGGAATTTTCTCAGTACCTCGCTACCGAAATCAGCCGTGCGATGAACGTACCGGCGTACCTAATTAGCGCGGACATGAATAACTCAATGACATACCAAAATATTTTAGACGGTCGTAAAGAATTTGTAGCGTATTCGTTGCAACCTTACATCTCAGCTATTGAGGACAGGCTCTCTATGAACGACGTAACAAACGGAGCCAATCAAGTGCGTTTCGCGGTAGACGACACATTTTTACGAGTCGATGCTAAGGATCGCTTAGATATTATCGAGAAAATGTTAAACCTAGATTTAATCGATGTAAACCAAGCTCGGTCGATGGAGCAACTAACACCGCTAGGAGATACAAGTGCTACTAACGTTTAGCCAAGAAATACAGGCAGCCGATACCGAGCGCCGGATGATATCCGGACTTGTTGCACCTTATGGCGAGGTCGGTTTTACAAGTGCAGGCCCGGTTATGTTTGAGCGCGGCTCAATTACATACGCTGAGGCATCAAATATTAAATTACTAATGCAGCATCAAGCCGATAAGCCGGTAGGTCGCGCAATTAGTTTTAGCGACTCAACAGAGGGCGTATACGGATCCTTTAAGTTATCTAGTAGCACTCGAGGACAAGATGCTCTAGTACTAGCTCAGGAAAACCTAGTATCCGGCTTATCCGTAGGGGTCGATGTAACGGCCTCTAAGCCTATGGGGGATTACCTGT